TAACTGATGAAACCTTCCGAAATTATTAAACAAATGAATGAATTACGAGAACAATGGAGAAAACAGAGTTTTTCATTCACCAAAGAACAACAGATAGAGTATAACAAGTTATTACAATTAAGAAGGGAACGAGTCTCTTACTTCCTTAAAAATGGTATAGTATCCAAAGGAGGACTTCGCAAGAAGGAAGAGAAGGAACAAACACCTTCTGAATCCTAAATAACTAAAATACTATTTTTTGATGAAAACTTTTCAACAGTTTATCACCGAAGTTTACGACAAGGATTTATCAACTGCAACCAGAAAACCTGGTGAAGGTGGTAGAGTTCGTGCATCACGAAAGAAGACTGATCCTGAAAAGAGAAGGATGAGAGCAGCAGGTGGGGGTAAAATGGTTCCTGCTCAGGATTATAAACCAAGGAAGGACATTGGTACACAGAAACCAAGATCTAAGCGGGAACAACAACCAACTCGTGAAAGAGGTAGTGCAGCATTAGCAGCAAAAGAAGCACAGAAGAAGGCATATTTAGAGCGTAAGGCAAAAGAAAGGGGTGCTAAAACGAAGACTGCATCTGAACTTTTAGCAGTTAAAAAGAAACAAACTGTTGATCCTAATTATAAACCACGAAAGGCATCAGGTTTAACTCATCGTGAAAGATTAAATTTAGTCAAGAAAGGTGAGAAGAAATTAAGAGATTTAGTTTTAAAATCTACTGGTAAAGAGAAAGAGAGTGAATTAAAACATCCTATTACGCAGAAAGAGATAACAAGAAGAAGAAAGAAGAACTAGGGGGGTCGTGTAAAGTGTCCTTATAATGTAAGTGTAAGCGTCTGTATGGCGTTTAAATACCTTTTATGGTATAATAGTTATTATGGTTATTATTTTATGATTAAACTTCGTGACCACCAACTTGCAATACTTAATACTTTACAGGAGAATCGTAAGGGTCAAGTTATTGTACCTACTGGTGGTGGCAAAACTATGTGCATGATTGAAGATGCAAAGTATCAATTTGCAGAGAATAGTTTACCTAAAACTATGGTAATTGTTGCACCTCGTATATTATTAGCACAGCAATTATGTGAAGATTTCTTAGGACTAATTGATGATGTGGATGTACTTCATGTTCACTCAGGAGAGACACATCATACAAGCACAACTAAGACGAAAGAGATAGAAGAGTGGTATCATAATAGTGTAAAGAATCTATTGATATTCACAACATATCATTCTTTACATAAGATCTCTCAATCTCTTGATATTGAGGTGGATACAATATATTTTGATGAAGCACATAATAGTGTTCAAAAGAACTTTGTTGAAGCAACAGAGTATTATTCAATGTATGCTAATCGTTGTTACTTCTTTACTGCTACACCTAAACATTCTAAGACTCCTTTTAAAGTAGGAATGAATGATGAGAACATTTATGGTAAAGTATTAGTAAATGTACCAGCACCTAAGTTAGTGGATGAAGGTGTAATATTACCACCTAAACTTACTATCAAGAAGATAGATGTCGTGGATGATAGTAGATTCAAGCACGAACATGATTGCGACCATGTAGTATCAACTATTGATGACATTGATATTGATAAAGTATTAATTTGTGCAAGATCTACCAAACAAATTGTTAATCTAGTATCACAAACTGACTTCTGCATAGAGTTAAGAACTCGTGGATATTCTTGGATGTATATTACTGCCAAAACTGGTGCAGTTGTTGATGGTAAGAAAGTAGATCGTGAAAGTTTCTTTAATACTCTCAATGAGTGGGGTAATGATCCTACTAAAAGATTTGTAGTATTACATCATAGTATATTATCTGAGGGTATCAATGTTAAAGGATTAGAAGCAGCAATATTCTTAAGAAATATGGATTACATTACTATTAGTCAGACTATTGGTAGAGTGATAAGAAAAGGAGGTGAAAATAAAACTTTTGGATTGATTTCTGTACCAGTATATGATAAAGTAGGTATCAGCACATCTCGTAAAGTTGAGGCAGTTGTTGATACTATCTTTAACAAAGGTGAACCCGCTATTTCCGTAATTACAAAATGAGAGATACAATTTTATTCGGAGATTGTCTCCAAACACTTAAAGAATTCGATGAAAAAGCAAGGTGCTGCATTACATCTCCACCTTATTATGGTTTAAGAGATTATGGAGGGGAGGATTGTCAGATAGGACTAGAAGAATCTCCAGAAGAGTATATTCAAAAATTAGTAGAAGTATTCCGAGAGGTAAGAAATAATCTAACAGAAGATGGAACATTATGGTTGAACATTGGTGACAGTTATTATAACTATAGACCTGGAAAAGGACAAGCATTAGTTAAACAAACTGTTGCTAATAGTAAGCAAGATTTACCAGACAAATGTGCAAGACGAGGTAATAAATTAGATGGGTTAAAAGAAAAAGATTTAATTGGAATACCTTGGATGCTTGCGTTTGCATTAAGAGCAGATGGATGGTATTTAAGGCAGGATATTATATGGCATAAACCTAACCCAATGCCTGAAAGTGTGAAGGATAGATGTACTAAATCCCACGAATATTTGTTCCTACTAAGTAAGAACAAGAAATACTATTATGATAATGAAGCAATTAAGGAACCAGCAAAGGACTGGGGAACCAGAGATAGAACTAATGGTAAGTATCATAATGAAGGAACAGGACTGCAACCACATTCAGGACTGACTAAGAGTTATGCTAAGAAGAATAAGAGAAGTGTATGGTCAGTAACAAAGAAACCATATAAGGGAGCTCACTTTGCTGTATTCCCACCCGACTTGATTGAACCATGTATATTGGCTGGTAGTGAGAAGGGTGACATCATATTAGATCCATTCATGGGATCAGGAACAACTGCTATGGTGGCAAAGAAGTTAGATAGGCATTACTTAGGTTGCGAACTACATGAGAACTATGGTAATCTAATAGAGGAGAGGGTCTTACCTTATGAGAATAGATTGGAGAAGTTCTTTGAAGACAGTTAAGAGGCACAGGTATAAAGATAAGAAGATATTTGAGACAAGGAGACTGGAATTTGAGCCTTATGCGTTTAGTCCAGTAAATATGTGTCTGGTAACAGGACTCATACAAAAGAATCTCACACCTGATTTACTGAAGCGTAAGAAGTTAATGTTCAGGTGTGAGATTAACAAGTATTATGGTCATTGTTATCATGCTACACAGGCATTATATTATTTGATGGATACTGACAAGTTGGTTCCCATGAGTGGTGAAGATTATAGAGGTGAGAAGCACTGGTGGTTACAAAATAAAGATAACATATATGATTGTACTGCCGAGCAATACTGGACGGTTGGTAAATTGCCACCCTACCATGTGGGTAAGAAGTCTAAGTGGTATGGATGGCAGCAAAGACCACAACAAGTATCATTGGATTTAATGGTTAAGGTGTTAGGAGACAGATTACATACTGTCACATAAGTATTGTAATTTGAGATAAAATCCATTATAATATGTACATACCAAACGAGGAAACTCCCATGAGATGTGAAGTCAAGTTGTATGTTGCTGGAAGAGTCTTCTATGAAGAGGTAGAAGCACGTGATTATTCTGATGCAAGAGATACTGCATTGGCACGTAATCCAAAAGCAACGGTAGTCAGTGTCAATGCCAAGTTCTGATTACAGAAAGTTCTATACATGTCCCAATAAGGGTATTCTGGATACAAAACCAGGATATCCTGAGGGATATATTACTAAGGATGGTATGTGGGCTGCAGTTCCTATAATGGGAAGTAACACCAAGTTACAAATTGTTCATAACGGAACATTTCCTCACATTGCAAGGAATTATCCTGAAGCAGTTGCATACATAAAAAGAGAGATAGCTAAAGAAAAAAAGAGAGAGAAATGCTAAACGATTTAGGTGTTGATCCTTACGAATGGTTTGATAATCCTTTAGATAAAATGCCTATTGCTAAAGATGAACCATTAGAATATAATAACAAATACGCACCCCCTGAAAAAATGCTAGAATTAGAAATTTAATCTAAG